GGGCGCAGTGGTCGAGATCGCGGTCCCGCGGAGCTTGCCGACATTCGGCGACGGAAATGATCCGTACAGATCTCCCGTCGCGGTTCCGTTCGGCGCGCGTGAATCCGATAGGCGCGCGTCGTTGCCGATGCAGAGCGTCGATCCCGTCGAGCCGGTTGCGACCTGCGTCGGCGTGAATTGCCCTGTGACAATCGCCGCGGCGTCGTGCGTGTGCGAGGTCAGGCTGTACACACCTGATGAGAATGTGGCGATCGAGCCGAGCCCCATCGCAGTGCGCTGATCTGCCGCAGTCGCCGCGGTCAATACTGCGCGCCCCTGCGCTGTGGAGTCGCTGATCGCCGTGGATGGATGCGTGTGCGCGACCGCAGTGCGCGCGTCGGTAAGGCGCGTGTCGTTGCCTTTCACGACCTGGCCTACGCCCGCATCCCCGCTCGCAGGGACATTCAGATAGCCTGCGGTTCCGATGACACCGATCGCCGTGATCGCATCGTTCACATCGCTGAAATTCGTGCCAGTCTGCGAGACAAATGTCGTGAGGCCGGTGATGTCGCTCTGTGCGTGGGTGTGCGTCGCCGCTGCGAATGTCCCTGTGCCCAGTTGCGACACGAATTGCGTGCCGTCGTGGATCAGCGTGTAGCCAGTGGTCGCCGAAGTTGCAGACACATCGGTGAGCTGATCGAGGCTCGTCGCGCCGATGCCGCCGGTGATCCCGCTCACGGTGACCTCATAGATCACAGGGTTCACGGTGATCGTGCTCATCGCGTGACCTCTGGGCTGACGGAGTAAGCGCCCTCTAGGATGCGATACACCACGCCCGTAGGCGATTCGGCTTCGAGGTCGTAAACACCGCTCGACGGTGCCGACAGGAGCGCCGTGTTCGTTGCGCTCATTGTGACCGTGATCACGCTGTTCGTGGCGGGTGCCGTCGTGATCACGACATTCGTGGCCGAGTTCAGCACGATCGTGGCCGAGGCGTGGGAGCTGCGTCCCTGCATTCTCACGGTGTAGCCGGTGAGGTTCAGGGCGTTGCGCGTGATGGTCAGGACGAGCGTGGCGCCTTGCTCGATGGAAATGTCGTAGTTTCCTGCCATTTAGCACACTCCATCGATCGCTTGGGTGTTGAGAATGACCCACATCATATTCCCATCGGCGAGTCGTTGAGGAACGACCCAAACGGTGGTATTGATCGGGATCTGCACCGCGGCGAAACCCGCCGGGAGCGTTGCGACGGTGACGCCGTAACAGATCTTCGCGCCGTTCGAGAGCTCCGAGGCGCTCAGGCAAGTGCCTGCGATTCCGTACGCTTTTGCGCCGGGGACATAGTCCGGCGCCGGTCCGATCTCGGCTTCGACCCAGTCATATATCCACCGCTTGACCTGGGGAGAGGGAAGCGCCGTCGCGGTCGTGATGCGCGCGAGACAGCCAACGACGACAGGGATGCCATCGAGGTCTCGCGAGGCGCGATCTAGGCTCGCATTGCGGCGATAGTCGATGCCAGTGCGACCGGCCACTAGTACCACCGTCCTGCGTAGGCCTGGTATTTCTGCGAGAGGCCCAGTGGGCCATCGGCCCAAATGTCGTTGAAGTCGACCGACGGCCTGTACTCACGAGTCCATCGGACATCGTAATAGCGCGAGAGGATCATTCGCGGTTTCCCGTCGGGCATGAGCTCCGGTTCCTGCGAGTGGAAAGAGAACTCGTCCCAGGTGTAGTCGATCACGATCTCCCAGTACTCGCCCTCCAGGTGGGTGAGGCCGACGCCGTCGCAGATCAGCGTGCCGATCCCGCATCCGAAAAACTCCGCGGAGTTTCGCTTGCCGGTGTAAGCGAGACCAATGTTGACGGCGACTTCCTTCAGCGAAACCGACTCCGAATCGATGTAGATTCGGAGCTTGAAGTTCATTTGCCGGATGTCGATGTCGGCGACCAATTGCGTCCCGCCGATGTCCACAGTCGATCTGTCGACAAGAGGATCGGGAGCCGCGACATGACTCGTCGAGGTGTCCAGGCGAAATGCCTTGCTCGATCGAGTGCGGAGCGTCGGCATGATCATCGCGGGAAGTAACAGCTCGTCGGAGCCGATCGAGGTCGCACTGGTAAGCGGTTCGGTCGTTCGACCGAGCCCCTTGGCGCTGTTGCTCTTGGCAGCGAAATAGCGTCCGGTGTAGTTCAGCGTCGCCACAATGCCGAGACCGCTTTTCGCCCAAGAGATATCCCGCAAGAGACAGGCCTCTTGCCATGTGGTTCCAGTGCCACCGATCACGGTGTAGGCGGCGCCGACGCGACCGATCGCGGCCTCGTTCAGGATTTGCGCAGTGGCGTCGAAGTTGACATCGACGCCAGGAGTGATCGACGAGATGTGCCACGATTCGGTGATCCGATTAATTCCCCAAATGTCCGCCTCGGCCATCGTGAGGTTGATCCGGTTCGCGAGAAATGATGTCGTTGTCCTCACGAGGTCGTCTCCCTTTGGTACTTGAACGACTGGGTGAACTGCTTGTTCTGCATAACAAGCTCTTCTTTCGTGGCATAACTGTTAGCGCCTGCGCTAGAGGATGATGTTGCGATCAGTCCCTCACGCAGAGAGGCGTCAATGCCTTTTCCTCCCGCAAGACCTCCCGCGGTCGCTACAGCAAATTTGACCGACTCCTTGGCCTCTTTCGCCCACGCGTAGAGCTCTCCCATCAGTCCGCCTTTTTGACCCTCGGTGTTAAGTCCCGCGCCAACAAAGGTGTCCCACAGGTCGCCGCCACTGCTGGCCTCGTCGCTTTTCATTTTTTCCTCACCGGCGGCGAGTCGGGATGCAGAGATTACATTTATGCCGCTCTCGCGCGTGTCCACCATGTCATTGAAATCGCGCATAACCGCGGAGCCGTTGCGGGTCGCCGAATTAAAGGTGTCCATGATCTTTGTGGCGGTTCCCATCACGAGCTTGAACGGGATCGCGACCGCCTGGAGTGCAGTGCCTGCCTGTCCAAGTCCGCCGATGCCGAGGCCGCTACCGACCGCGGAGCCGATGGCGTTGCCGAGACCCGCCTTTTGTCCACCGAGACCGACCACGCCGGCGGCGCCCTTGCCAACGGCGGCCATGTCCCGCTTGAAGTTCTTAGAATTCAGCTTGAGATCGACATTCAGCGTCGGCAGTTTCATCGTGTTGTCGCCTCGGTGATCGCGGCCCAAATGTATGCCATGAGTTTCGGCGCGTTCGCCGCCTGCGCGCGCATCGTGGCGAATGTTCCGCGGTGGTAGATCCCGACGCCGCGATGATTCTGGCCGCGTTTCCACGCGCGCCCTAGGTTTTTGCCCTTGTTGCGGTTCTCACGGCCTTTCGGCCACGAGTGATACCCCGCCTCGGTGAAATGGGAGCGCCATCCCGCGCCCGCGCCATCCCATTGCGCGTGTTTCGATCGGTCGCCATCGTCGGTCGACTTCTTGCCGAGCGTCTTGTAGCCGACGGCTCCCCACAGGATCCCGCCGTAGTTCCGCGACTTCTGCGCGAGCGCGCGCCGTGACGCGCCGGACGAGAGCGGTGTGAGCGCCGAGGCGCTGCGAATCACATCGTCGTTGAACCGCTTGATCGAGACCTTCAAGATCTTGTCTTGGATCACGACGGCAAGTTTCGCCATTTCGACCGACAGGCGCTCGGCGTCAGCTTTAGAGATCACGAGGGTGAGCGGATCGTTTGAGCTCATCGAGTTTCTTCCGCATCCCCACCCAATCGGGGAGATCCAATTCGATCACAAGCTCCAATACGGAGCGCTCCCAGGGCGGTGCCGATCGTGACCTCAGAGAGCGCGCGAGCACCGTGCGCGCCTCCGGAACTAGTCCCGGCCCTCGTTGTACAGTCGCTCGATAGCGACAATTGCAGGCGCCGCAATGTGCGCAGGGCACTGTTTCGCGTCGTCGATCGATGCGAACACTTCTGCGCCGGCATCGTCTAACAGGTGCCTGCGCAGAAGCCACGCGCGGCCCTCTTCCGGTCGCGTCGCGTTGACCTGGAGCGCCTCGATGAGATCCATGATCGTCGGACGCGCGATCTTGAGCGGAAATCCGTCGATCTCGATCTCGAACGGCTTCAATCGCATGATGTCGCGGATATCAGCCAATGGAGGTCGTTCCCGTGAACTGGAGGGTGAAATCGCTCTTAACGACATCGGCGACGGCGGCGTTCACGACGAACGAAGTCACATAGGCCGATGTCGTGTATGTCGCGCCACTGTGCAGCGTGAACACGACCGCGACGGCGTTGCCTGTCTGCGTCGCGGCCTCAAGCGCGGCAACTTGCGCGTTCGCTTGATCGTAGAAAATCGATCCGCTCGCCGTTCCGGTGCGGATGGCGCTCACGAATTTGCGGTCAAGCGAGCCGATCTCAGTCACATCGACGGTCTCAAGCGTGAGCGTCACGCTTGCGGTCACGATGCCGGGGAGTGCGACGCCTGCGACCGTGATGATGAAATTCGAAGTGTTGTAAACGGCCATATGTTATTCCCAGAACACGGAGGCGGACAGAGTGAACGATGCGGGTTCCTGCTCGTCGGAGAGGCCTGACACAGGCGGCGAGAGCGTGGTGGATTCAACGACCCAGGCGCGGAAGTTCAGCGCCGAGTAGGTGCCGAGCACGAGCGCGTTGCGAATGGTGGTTTCAAGGTTCGCGGCGTCAATCGTTTGGACCGCGATCGCGGTGAATCTCACCGTGCTCTGATTCAGCGAATTCAGCGCCGCGCGCACAGTGGTCTCAATCTCGAATGTGAGCGCCGGGAGCGGAGAGTCCTGGAGCCGGTAGGCGTGAGTGATCTGAGCATCGGCGACGCCTGAAGAAATGTTCGCGGCGAGCATCGCGCGGACAGCTTGTTCGATCGACGCCATTAGTTGATTTCCTCGGCGAGAATCTGCGCCTCTTTAAAATCGTTCTCGCGATTGATAATCGACTGGATGCGGAGGGTGCGACCGTCGACGATGATGCGATCGACTTCGCTGATGCCGAGCATTTCGACGGTCTGCCACCTGCATCTGACCTCGAATGATCTCTTGACTATCACCCCATCGGCGTAGGGCTGTTCGATGACCGACATCGGCATGAGTTCGCAGCGAAAATACGCGCC